TTGTTGTTTATTACTAACAATGTCTTCTGTTTGATAGACATTCATATTTTTATCTAGATAATAAATAATACCTTGAATATCTTGTGCCCATACTTCTACTTTTTGTGTAGAAATAATATCCAATTCACCATTTTCATTTATAATTCCGTGTGGCGTGCCTTTTATATGAGTACCACAATATTCGTGACCATCTTTTTTTCTTCGTGTACATTGTTCATTATTTGCTCTTTTTGAACTACATCTATCGCAAAATGGAACAACATTTTTAATTCTTTTACGATTTGCCAAATCTTCTTTATCAATAGTTAGTCTATCGTATTCATATATATATTTTAACAAATTATCAATATTATGTTCTTCTGTTGCCTTGTCACGAATTGAATCTTTAAATTTTGTCAAATAAACTTCAATCTTTTTGTTAATCTTTCTTTCCATTGTTATCTATATTACATTTTAATAGATATAACTTTATTTTCAATTTTTAGATTATAAATAAAATGTATTTAAAGTATTCTTATTTTTCAAGAATATAAAATGGTTGATTTATGTATCGTTTTTGGAACTGTTATAGCAGTACATTTTGTATATATATGTATTCAAAATTGTAGAGAACATCATTCATATTGGCCTTGAGACGATAACTAAGTAGAAGTAGAAGCAGCTGTTGTTGTTTCGCCTGTTGTTGTTGTTTCGCCGGTTGTGGTGGCATCGCTTGTTGTGGCATCGCTTGTTGTGGTTGCATCGCCTGTTGCAGCTGAATCATCAACAAGCATTCCTAAGTTTTTTAAATTCGTATTATCATATATATAATAATTACATGATATTGCAAAAATTAATGTTATTATAAATAAAATATAATAGATTGAATAAATGTTTAAATAAATTAATCCAGATGGATTATAATATTTTATTATGATTGACAATGAAATATACAAAATAACATAACAACAAAATATAATTAATAAAAGATTAAATTTAGATACCATAATATAAGTTTGATATTTATATTATGCAAATAACTTATTATTATAAATATTATTCTTCTTTTTTTGGATATGGAACTGTTAGTGGATTGATAAATGAATTTAATGCAATTGCAACCAATAATATGATAAAAAAAGTATAATAATATGAACTATATACATCCAAATATATCATCCCATTTGGATTATAATGATACATGATTAATCGTATTGAATAATATAATATTAAATAAAATATAAATAATACAATAATAAGTGTAATTTTTGATAATCTCATTTATAATTATAATTATATTAATTTTTTAGAAACACTACTTAAGTTCGTTTTTACATGAACAGATAACACAAAATATTGATTATAATTTTTAATTATAAATGTATTTTTCTTTGAATTGAAATGTTCTGTTGTGATATATAATACACTATCAAATAATAAATCCCATTTATTATTCCATTCCGTTACTTTTTCTGTTACATCATTTGTATCATCATTATCATATATTATTTTTGTTTTATCTGGGAAAATAACACACCTAATTAATCCATATTTTAAATAATTTGGTCTTAATGAATTTTCATAATCAGTAAAATAATAATAATTTCCTAATATCCCATTCTCCATTTGAATCCCAAATGTGGCAACAAAATCCATTTTCTTAATATCACACGTTGAATATCCAATAATAGGTAATTGATAATGATTCACTTCACTATCTGTTAAATAAGATAATTTTTCATAATTATAAAATAAATCAATTATATAATCATCAATAGGATAATCACACACACTTTTATAATTGATAATTTCATCAATTATAACTAACCATAAATCATTATATTCTGTCATTTTTACAGTATCAATTATCATGTGACTACAATCAAAAAATAAATATACATCTTCTTCTTCTTTGATAAATCCTTTATACTTGAAAACTGTATCTTTATAATAAGAAGAACATAATACATTAATAACAGACATTGCTTTTGTCAATAAATCCATCTCATTTTTATAAACAAAACTTGGGAAAGAAAATGATGTCTCATTATAAGGTTTATACAAAAAATATTGTAAAAATGGATATTTATGTAAAGTATTTACATTATATGCACATATATGAATATTATCATTTTCTTTTAAAAAAGAAGGAAATTCTTCATCAAAATATTCTAATCCAGGATAATGATACATTAATCCTTGATTTGGTATATTCAACGAATGATATAATTCATTTATATCATTATTTATATCTTCTTTAATCATTAAATAAAATTATATTTATTATTTAAATTTTAATTTATTTATCTATTTTTCTTTTTATGGTTTCTCTAATTATGCTTTCTCTACTATTCAAAATATATTCAGTAACTTCATCTGCCGTAGAAGGATTTGTAGAGAAATATGTTTTTAATGTATTTAACAACATTTTTGAATTGATTGGTTTTTTTGATACACTTTTTTTATATAATATTTTTCCTCCATTAATATCAAAACAATCCAATTGATTTATTTTCATTACATTCACTAATGAATTTGTTAATGTTTTTTGTTTTTTCTTTAATTCTTTCATCTCTTTATTTAAACGAAGTATATCATTGTCTATTTTTAACCATTCTTTAATTCTTTGTATTAATTCTTCTTTTGTATCTAATTTTTCAGTCATTATTTTATTATTTAAAAATATTTAAATAATAAAAAATTATACATTATTCATATTTAATATATTATAATGTTTTGTACATAATCCATCCTTGACTGATTTGAATGAACATTGATTTCCATTTTTTATAATTTTTGAACATTTAGGTATATTTTCTTTTTCCTTTTTCTTGGACAACTTTTTCTCTTCTTTTATCTTTTTTTCTTGTTCCTTTTTTAATTGTTGTTTTTTTAACAAATAATTATAATGATATTCATTCTTGTGATCAATACACAAATATAATTTAAATATATTTATATATGCAACTGTTTTATTATCACATGTTTCACACATTTTATTACTTAATGGATGTTCTTTAGAATATTCACAATTTGATTGAATCCACAAGTAATCTTTTTGACTATTATTAAACAACAACACTTCATCATTAATATAATTTACACCATGAATTTTTGGAAACTTTTCATTTGTAGGTAATAACATTTTATGTACTGTTCTACAATATGGACATCTTATTTCATTTGTTAATAAATATTTTCTCTCTAATTTATTAAACTTTGTTTTGTGATTCAAAATATCTTTAAATAATGGTTCATAATTAAATTTATGCTTACATTTTAATTCAACATAATCTTCAGTTAAATCTTGAAATGTAATTAGACATTTATTTTCATCTTCATTTTCATATTCATCTTTATTTATTTCATCATAAAAATTTATATTATCTTCAACAAGAAACATTTATTATAATTAATAATTATATTTTTTATATTCTTATCAATTATAATATGTCACCGCCAACCATTTGGGGACCAATAATTTGGAGATTTATTCATATTCTTATAGAATCTATTAAAGAAGAACAATTCCATAACATTGGATACCAAACTTTTCATTTAATAAAACAAATTTGTAAAACTTTACCTTGTCCAGATTGTTCTATGCACGCTACAATGTTTTTATCCAAAGTTAATTTTAAACATATCAAGACCAAAAACGATTTCAAAAGTCTGTTTTATATTTTTCATAATGCAGTCAATAAAAGAAAAAGTAAAGAATTATTTAATGTTTTAGATTTGAATAATTATAAAAATCAAAGTTTAATCAATGCATATAATAATTTTGTAAATGTTTATACTGTACGTGGTAATCATAAATTAATGGCGGATAGTTTTGCAAGAGATATTACCCTTAAACAATGTAAATCATTTTTATTAAAAAATCGCATTTTTTTTAATATTAACTAGAAGCAGGTAAATAACCAGAGTTTGTTGTTGAAGAACTAATTATTTCTCCATTTTTATATACTGTACATTTAAATGTTTGTTTAGATGGCATTGAACAAATAGTTGCATCCGACACCAAGTCTTCACTAAATAATGTTCCTGATAATCCAGCAGCTATTAATATAATGATTGTCAATGCAACACTTGTCACTGCATAAATAATATTATATATAGAAGTTGTTATATCACTACATTCATCTCTTTTATTAAATAAAATTACAATTACCATGTATATTCCTAAAAAAGCAATAACATAAATGTTGAAAATATTATAAATAAACATGGGAGCAACAATATATCCTGTTACAAATGTTACAAAAAATACAGTAAACCCATCTGTATTTGTATTTTGAAAAACATTAAATGGACTACATCCAGATTTTTCACTATTTTTACTTACTTTTATTGATGAAAATAATATTTTTCTTATAATACCAAAAAATGTAACAAATATAAAAAATACTAATCCACGATATGTTTGATAAAACACTGAAATTATCAATACACAAAAACTCAATATAATCGGTGAATAGTATACTATTACATCTATCATATTCTTTGACAATATTCCTGTATTCGTATTTATTATAGAAGCAGTGGTTAATGTTTGAGTAGCTCTATCTGTTAATGTTCCTACTGGAGATGTTTCTGTTGTTGATGTTGCTATTTCAGGCATTATACTATTATATATCATAAATTAATTCAAATACTTCTTGAATTGTTTCAACTGGATAAAATTGTTTGTCGTCTAAAATATTAGAATCCTTATATTTCTCTACTAATTTATCATAATCTTTCATGTTTCTTTTAGGAAAAATAAAAGATGTTACACCTGATTTAATTGACCCTATTATTTTCATATCTAACCCTCCTATCTCACATACATTTCCCATTAAATCTATTTCACCTGTTATACCAAAATGTTGTTTTATTTTGTAATCATTCATTAAACTATATATTAATACAGTCAAGGCAACACCTCCACTTGGTCCATCCTTACTAACTGCTCCTTCTGCCGCATGTATATGAATTCCACACATTTTTTTCTCTTTATAAATATATTCTTTTCTTTCTTGAGAAAGTAGAGAAAATGCCAATGTCTCGGCAACATGAATACTTTCACTCATTACCTTTTCCAATGATCCTGTTAATTTTAATTCCAAGAAATTATTACTAGGATAATATTTTGAATATAATTGTAATATACCACCTTGACCTAAGGCATTTGCCCACATTCCATTAATGATACCTATCTTATTTTCTTTTTCTATTTCATGAGGTACTAATTCATGTTTATCCTTTACATATTTTTTAATATCTGTACTTTTCAACATAATTGGAAATGTATCCACACGAAATGTATTTTTAAATATACACAAATTTATTTCTCCTATTATATCAAAAAGTATCTCTTTTAATTTTCTTACACCAGGTTCTACTGTATATGTTTCTATTATATATTTAATTGTGTCTTCTTCTAAATCAATCATATTATCTAATCCCATGTTTGTTAATATTTCAGGCAATAAATGTTTTTTCACTATAATTATCTTGTCATTTAACGTTAAATGATTAAACTTAATTCTATGAATCCTATCTAATAATATTCTATCTATTGAATTTGGATCGTTATAGGATAAAACAAATAATACTTTTGACAAATCTATATTAATTCCATTAAAATATTTATCCTGAAAAGAATCATTTTGACTAAAATCTAATAAATGTGTCAATATACCTATTAACTCTTTTCCATTTTCCGTTTTACTTATTTTATCTACTTCATCTATATATATTATAGGATTCATGATTTGTTTATCCATCAAGATTTGAACAATGGAACCCCATGTTGAACCTACATAAGTATAATTATGACCGTGTAATGTACTTCCGTTACTATCACCTCCCATTTTTATAAATGCAAAAGGACGACTTTCACCATTTTCATCCTTTAAACAATCAGCAATACCTTTTTTCGCCAATGACGTTTTTCCCACACCAGGACAACCTTCAAATCCAAAACAATATCCTTTATTTTCACCATTAATCCATTGACCTATTATTTTTTCAATTTCTGTTTTGGCATGATCATGTCCATATACCGATTTATCTAATGACGATTTAATCTCTACAAAATATTTTTTTATGTATTCAAAATTATTCTTTATTTTATTCAAATTTGTAATTAATGATTCGTATTTAGTATTACATAAAGTAGAACGCTTTTCTGGACCATTTATTATTAAATTATATAAATGAAACATTAATAATACATTGTTCGTATTTTCATCTATAAAAGAATTTATTTCCTTTTTTAAATCCTGCTTTGTATATACTTTATTATTACAATTGTGAATTGTAATTTCTTTTATTTTATTATAATTTATTTCATTATTTACTATTTTTGATACAACATTATTTATTTTATTTATATTTTCTAATATTTCTGTTTTATCTCCTTTTGTATAATAATTTTTTATTGTTTTAACTTCATTATCTGTAATTTTAAATAATATTTTATCTTCTAATAATTCAGTAATATTCTTTACATGATAATTTATCTCTACACTTGTATATTTTTCTTTTAATGGAATCGTATAATTAAGTTCGCTATATTTATTTAATATCATTCCCAACTCTTTAACCAAACAACGATTTATATTCATTATATTTAAAATCGGTTCCTTTTTGAATATACCAAATGGAATTTTTAATAATCCATCCAAATATTGTTTTGCTTTACTACATGATTCATCTGTTTTAGTTTTTACTTCTTTTAATTTAATAAATGCCTTTTCTTTCACAGTATCATTTACTTTTAATAAATGAATTTTATTTTCTAACGAAACAGAATTCATATCTTTATTTAATTCTATTGTATTTTCTACAATTTTTTTCATAATTTCATTAAAATGTTGTTTTATATTTGATGGCAATGAATTATATAATTTATTTTGTACATCTATATTATAAACATCATTTATTAATAAATCATACAATATATTTGCAATATATGCATTATCATAATCTTCACTATTATAAATTAACAATAATAATGTGTTTCTTTTTGAAAATAAATCTCCAATCATAAATTCTTTAATAATGTTATTTAATGTTTTATTTTTTAACAATTTATATAAATAACTATATCCAACAAACTTGTTATAAATTTCATCATGGTCATGTATAATTAATTCTTTTAATGATAATGAATTGAAATATTTTTTATATGCCTCTGTCATAAATAACGAATCTTTTGGTAAATTATCTTTTATCATTTTTATCTTTTCATTTATAAATACATCATTTAATAGTGAAATAATTACATCATCCACAATTCCATAAACAACTATACTTTTATTTATTGTTGTATTTTTAATATACACTTTCATACCATACACTTTTGTATGAAATTGATTTGTTGTCAATAATATATCATTACATTCAAAATTAGGTGTATCTACATTTAAATTTAATACCTTATATCCTGTTGGATGAAAATACTTTTTTAATAATTCATATTTTAATAAATTATTCTCTGTTTCTATATATTTTTGACTACCAAAACATACAATTAATAAATTTTCAAATGAATCTGTACCATATATCTTTATGATTCCTGATAAATCATTATTTATATTTTGCAATTGATTAATTAATACTTCTTTGTTTGAACATGTCGGTATTGTCTTGGTTAAATTATTTATCTTTTGAATTAAACTATTTAATAAATTAAAACAAGTATCATATTCACTTTCACAAATTATATTGTTTGTTTTATTGACTTTGGCGTTTAAAATCGTGTTTTGAATAATATTATTAAAAAATATTATTTTTTTATCAATTAACCGAATTACATCGTCAGGTACATTCATATATTATAAATAATATTAATTTATAAAAATATAATAATTATATAAAGATTCATTCATATAATATAGAGAAATGGGGATTCCAAGTTATTTTTCATATATAGTTAAAAATCATTCTAATATTATAAAACCATTGAAAATTTATAATATTAATACGACACACTTTTACCTTGATTGTAACTCTATTATTTATGATGTCATAAAATTAATCCAATCAACTAATAAAATATTTGACAATAAAAATATAATTACGAAAATTACAAAAAATAAAATAATTAATAATAAAAATATAATTACAAATATTATTTCTCAAATATGTAAATATATTAAACTTATTTCTCCTACAAAATTAGTTTATATTGCATTTGATGGAGTGGCTCCTATTGCCAAATTAGAACAACAACGACAACGAAGATTTAAATCCTATTATCAAAATCAATTGATGAATTCTATTCATAAATCACAAGATAATAATTGGGATACATGTCAAATCACACCTGGAACACAATTTATGAATGAATTAAATGATGAAATAATAAAATATTTTAATGACCCATCTATATTTAACGTAGAACAAATTATCGTTTCAACTAGTAATGAAATAGGTGAAGGAGAACATAAAATATTTGATTATATTCGTAATTGCCCTTTTCACCCAGATAATGTAAATATTGTTTATGGTTTAGATGCCGATCTAATAATGTTGTCTATAAATCATTTATATATTGGAAATCCCATTTATTTATATAGAGAAACACCTGAATTTATTAAATCTATACAAGATGACTTGGAACCCAATCAAGATTATTTAATGGATATATCTCTTCTATCTGAATCAATATCCCTAAATATGAATCATTATTCTCTACATAATTCAATAAATAGATTAGATGATTATATATTTATTTGCTTCTTATTAGGTAACGATTTTATGCCTCATTTTCCATCTGTAAATATTAGAACAAATGGAATTGAAAAAATTCTTTCGGCATATAAAAATACAATTGGTAACACTGATAAAACTATTATCGTTGAAAAAAATATTTGTTGGAAAGAGTTTTTTTTATTTATAAAATGGTTGTCATTAAACGAAGAAGAGTTTTTTAAAGAAGAATACAAACTTCGTAATATAAAAGAAAAATCATTTTCTAAAATAAATGATAATTGGAAAAAAATAGAATTATTACCTAATTATGATAGAGACATTGAAAAATTTATTAATCCTGAAGAAGATGGTTGGGAATCTAGATATTATCGTACTCTATTTTTTAAAAATAGTAGTGAACCAATTTCTAATATTGTTGATAATTATTTAGAAGGTTTAGTATGGAATTTAAAATATTATTCAAAAGGATGTATTGATTGGACATGGAAATATAAATATCATTATCCACCTCTATTTATTGATTTATTAAAATATGGTAAACAATCTATTAAAAATATTCATTTTAATGTTAATACTACTGCTGTAAATGAATTAACACAATTATGTTATGTTGTACCTCATAGTTCTCTATATTTAATTCCCAAACATATTAAAACACAATTAATGAAATATTCACATTTGTATCCAATAGATTGTGATTTTATTTGGTCTTTTTGTAAATATTTCTGGGAATCTCACGCTATTTTACCAGAAATAGATATTTCTTTTATTGAAAAAATTGTTAAAAAAACAATTTTATAAGTTTAACCTATCATAATTTTTTATGATTATTATATATTTATGAAACAAATTAGTAATAATAATATTACAAAACAAGTCATTACTGAAATTGAACATAGAGATAAATTTTTTGCAATATTAAAAAATGTAAATCCTGGTTTGTTTATCATAAAATTAGGTGCATCATGGTGTGGCCCTTGTAAACAAATTGCTCCTATTATTGATGGGTTTTTTGCATCTTCGCCTAATAATGTTTTATGTGCAGATATTGATGTAGACCAATGTTTTAACTTGTATGCATTTCTTAAAAGCAAAAAAATGGTAAATGGTATTCCTGCTATATTATGTTATCATAAAGGAAATGAAAATTTTATTCCTAATGATATGGTTACAGGTGCAGACCCTCTTGAATTACATAAATTTTTTAAAAGATGTGGAAGTCATTTATCTAAAATTACACATACTTGATTAAATATTTAAAATTATATTAAATATTTAATTAAATGGATTTTGAAATAAAACAAAAAGAATTTTTAAGAATTCATTATGAATATCATTATATCTTTGAAATAGTAAAATGTTGTGGATATACTGAATGGATTTCTGTTTATAAAAAAGATACATTAGAACAATTATATCATAACTTGAATATTCAATTTGCCAATAATAACAAAACAAATAATCAATTATTTATGATGGATAACCATTTTAATAAAATATACATTGATAATAATAATACTATTATTAGTGATTTTATAAGAAATCATCCTTCATTTTTTACACCTATTTATCCTATACCTAATTGGATTGTATATAGATTATATTTAGACGATGGAACTTGTCATTGTCATTATTAAATAATTGTGATTTAATATTCAGGAACATGTTTTTTAAATATACAACCTTGAGAAATTAATCCTTTTATTTCTTGATTTACCATTGCTGCATTTTGATGTTTGCAATTAGACATCCAAATTTTTATTATACAAAAATTCTTTTTTGGAGAAATAGTAATTCCTGTTACAGAAGATACAAATGATTCATTTGAACTAATTGTTTCTCCAACCAATGCAAATGTTAAATCTCTCCAAACTTCACAAACATTTTTATTTACCACTTTATAAGAAAAACAACCTCCATTTCTATTTAATGGGTCTTCCCATACTGGTTTTACATTTTCTTTCATAATAAAAAGCATACAATTTTTAACCAATGTATCTGGAATAGTTTCCGTAATTGTTATCATTTCTTCAATAGAAGAAATAGTAAATATATTTTTATAACTATCTATCGTCCAATCTGTATCGTGTGGCAAATGTGCCCACATTGTCCATTTGTTCATTGTTGAATGAGATTCAACATTTGACATGAATATATGTTTATAATATCAATATATTTATATTAAATATATTGATAATTTAATACTCAAAATCTTCATCATTTACAAATTTCATGTGATTTGAAATTTTTTCATCACTTTTAAAGATTGATTCGTCATCTTTTTTATCTACATCCTTTTTTAAAAAATAGGTATCCTTTTTTAAAACAATTTCTTCTTTTTCTGTAATTATTTTATAATTCATTTCATGATCCAATAATTCTATTTTATAATTTACAATGAGCGGATCTATATAAACTTTATATTGTTTATATAACAAAAAACAAATGAAAAATTTATCAATCGTATTATTCACCATATAATAATTATCTAGTTGAATAATAAACGACTTGTTTTTATCTAAAAATTGAGAATTAGTTATACTTACATGCATTAGATAAAATCTGTAATCACATTTCTCTACATCTAGAGAAAGATGTATATCTTTACTTACTATTTTATTTAAAGTATAATGGTCTGTATATATAAAAAAATCAAAATATTCTGGATTATAAGTTACCACTTCTTTTAAACTACACGTTTTGAATACAAAATTACTTTTTATTATATCTACTTCATTAAACATGTACATGTTTATTTTATAAATTCCATGTTTTACAATAGGAAAATTATATATTAAATTTATATTTTTTTTAACATTTATCTCTACATAACTATAAAACAATACTGTTTCATAAATTATAGTTGAAAATAATTCATTATATTTATCTTTGGGTAGAGATATAAGATAATATGTAAATCCAATACTACAACCAAACAAAATTCCTTTTATAAAAAAATTCATTTTTATTATAAAAATAATTCTATTTATATTATTATAATTATTTATTAATCAAATGCACTAAATGACAATCGGTTTGCAGAACAACAACCTGATGTACAACATACATTTCCTAATCCTGGAATTCTAGTACCACAATTTGATTCACAAGATGAGTTTATTCTGGATGAAGCTTGACAATAAGAATCATATTTATTATTACCAATTATAGAACATGTTGGAGTTGGTTCAGGTGGTGGTGTTGGACCAGGTGGTGGTGTTGGACCAGGTGGTGTTGGGGTTGGACCAGGTGGATGATATACATGAATATCTGGATATGGAATAGGCAAATGATGTTGATTTGTATTATAAGAAATTAAATATATATTTTTTTCTTCAATAGGTGGATTATTATTAGGTGGAATTGTAGTAACCACTTCAGGTAAAAATTTAGGTGGAATAGGCGGTGATGTATATCCTGTTTGTAAATAATATTGTTGTTCTTGTTGTTCTTGTATGGGTTGAATAGATTTACCTGTTGCTGCATCATACCCTAGAGCATATAATATAAGACTAACAATTAATGTCATGAATAAAAATGGAATCAAAACAATAATCCAAGATATAAATCCTAAATCCATTTCACATAACATATTCAAGAAAAATGTAATAATTATAGTAACTATAATCTTAACAAATGCAGTATTATACAAACCGTTTATAAAATCCAGTATGATTTGAATTGTACATAATAATAAATATAATAATGCAGGTGTACATATCATTATATATATTGATATAAATTATATTTTATAATATTACATTTCTTAGGATTTTTAATATATAAAAATATACATTTATTATAAATATGGACGAACAAATTGATATAATTATGCGTCAAACTAATTATAGTAGAGAAGAATGTATTGAAAAATTACAAAATAATAATACAACTGATATTATTAAAGAGTACATGGGAATTTCTCTACAACCTCAATCTAATAGAAAAAAATCATTACAACAAGAAATATATTTTCAATTAAGAACACAAATGGATTCATCTATTAAAGAATTTAATAAAAAACAAAATGAAAAATTAGAAAAGGAAATCAACATGATAAATTCTAAAGATGTATAATAATTATATGAATCTATTATATATGAGTAAAACAAATCAAACAAATAAAAAAAAACAATTGACTAGAAAAAATAAAATCCAAACAGATTTTTATGGATATATAAATAATGATTGGATACATTCACATCAATTTCAAACGAGACAAAAACCATATATTACAAGTTTTGAGATATTAACTGATAAAATAATGAATGAAATAAAACAATTAATAATGAATAAATTAATAAAAAATGATAAAAATATTAATAATTTATTTCAGTCGTATATCCATAATGAAGATTATATTATAACAAATTACATTTTGTTGCTTGTTCGTGATTTAAAAGAAATTATGAAATTAGATTTTAAAACTGGCATTTATAAGTTAATAGCGTGGGCACATGAAAAAAAAATAACTCAATTATTATCCATATCTATTTCAAATGATGAAATGGATTGTTTTAAATATAGTTTATATATTCAAGAATCAGGAATTATTACAATTAATGAACCAGACAATTTTACAACAAATACTAAAAATAGTAGAGAATTTATGAAAAAATATAATACTTTTTTGAATCAATTATTTTCTTGTATTTTTGGAGAAAATCATGAATATAATTTACAAATTATAATTGATATTCAAAAAGAAATGTGTAAATATGTATATCCATCTTCAATGGAACGAACTACAGATAAAATATATAATGTTTTTAATAAAAAAACAGAAAAGAATATTTCTCTAGATTTTAATGAATTGGCAACCCAACTTGGATTTAAAAAAATACCAAACATGTTTATTGTTGAAAATCCAGAATATATAAAACAATCCATGATTTTAATGGAAAAACACTGGAAAGATTTATTAGTATATTATATTTATAATATATTAATGTTATCGTGTAATTTTCATAATAAATTATATAAAATATTTCGTGATTATTCAATCATTGATAAGAAAGCAAAAATGTCTTCAAAAGAAGAAAAAGGTGTTAGTATCATTACTACCATTATGAATACAACTGTGAATAAATTATATATTCAACATTATGAAAATAAAAAAGAAATACAATTAACAAAATATATAATGAAACAATTATTAAATACATTTATAACAAATCTAAAAAAAAATAATTGGTTATCTGCAGAAACAATAAAAAAAGCGTTGGAAAAATGTAGTAATTTAAAAGTATATATTGGAACAAAACAACATTGGATTGCAGATCCAAAAATTATATTTTCTGACAATATTTTTGAAAATGTAGAGAAATATTTTTCTTGGAAAAATAAATATTTTATTCAAAATTTTTATAATAAAACGCCAAATACAAATGTATGGGATAGATGGTTAAATATAGATACATTTACAGTAAATGCTTTTTATAATTCAAATAGGAATGAAATTGTGATTCCAAATGGAATATTACAACCACCATTTGTAAATATTCATAAATCAATATACTATAATATTTCTTCAATAGGAACCATTATAGGACATGAATTATCTCATGGATTTGATAATCACGGAAGTTTATATGATAAAAATGGTAACTATAATAAATGGTGGAAACCAGAAGATTACATAAAATACGCAGAAATACAAAATAATATTAAAATGTATTATTTAGAAACTGCCAAACAAGATAAATTTAAAATTAGAGAAAATTTAACACTTGGTGAAAATATTGCAGATATATCAGGATTTCAACTTGCCGAACAAACATTGATACGATTATTAATAGAGAAAAAAAATATATGGAACGGAGCAAAATAAATATTTGACTGAATTTTATACAAATTATGCAAAAATATGGAGAACAGTGATTCATCCAAAAATATTAAAAAAATTATACATGTACGACATTCATTCTTATGCCAAATATCGCGTGAATTGTACTCTTTTATTATCAAATCATTTTCGTAATATGTACAATTTGAATACAGATAATACAAATAATACTCATATTAATATTTTTTAAAATAATCATTATTTCATAATAATCATTATTTATAGATCTATAATTGGTTTTATAGAACCCCTTTTTAAATTTTGAATATTACTAGAAGGAATGACTTTATGATTAATAATAAAATCATCATTTTCTTCATAATATTCTGGTAAAATTCGTGTCAATGGTTTATCAATCATTAAATATAAACGATGACTTTTTAATAAATTTCTATATTCTTGAATAGATAAATTTCCATAAAATTTTTCCAACATATAATGTGGATTGGGAGCAGGTTTAATATTATTATTATATTCATAAATTTTTGAATATATATTATTAAGTAGGGCATAACGTTCAAATTTAATAGAAGAATCAATACTTTCTTCCATTAAATAAGCAACTGCACATTCAGGACTACAAAAACAACCATATACATGATATGTATCCTTAATTTGGTATTTAGGAATAAAAATAGAAGGATTATCAAAATCACAAGTACACCAAAAACACGCGGATTTTTTATCAGAAATATTATTATGCAAATTATGTTCCAAAATCTTTATTTTTTTCCATATTTCTTTTGTCTCTACATTTAATGGTTTGTCTGTTGTATTTGTTAAAATAATATTTTGTTCTGTATCAAATTCGTCATATTTATATTCATTTTTATTCATTTCACAATTATAAGGATCTATTTTTGAACTTGTAAAATTGGAATTATAATCTCCTACCACATTTAAATCTTTTAAAGAACATTTTAAATGAAGTATCACATTTGGTTTCAAAGATTTATCTAAATCAGTCATGCTTTGTTGATTAATAATTTTTCCTCCTTTGGGTTTTCTGCCTCTTTTTTTACAGACAATTTCTGTAGATGGGTCACTTGTCTTTTTACGTGTAACTTTTTCTTTAGTAGACATTTTTATAATACTTGACTTTTTTCTTTAAACTATTTCTTTTATTTCTTTTTCTTCGTTTTGTTCCACCTTTTGATTCCAATAATTCATCAAGTTCTCTCATATTTCGTTCATGTTCTTCAGACGTTATTTCTCTGTCTTGTATTGGTCCGAATGCATCAAAAAAATCATCTTTTCTATATGGATATTGTTTTAAATCTTCTTTTAAAACTTTGATTATTTTTTGAAAATAATCTCTTACGTTGTTTTGTTCTTGAAAAAAAAATTCGTAATTTGGGTTAGCAAAATTATTAGTATATGAAGGTCTAGGGTCTGGTGTGCGTATTTCAATAAACATATTTTCAAGATAATCATTCATATATTTTTCAATTTCTGTTATATGATATAAATCTTGTCTGTATAATAACCTTCTCTTTCTATATGTTTAATAAATTTTTCTATTTTTTTAAAAATATCTCTACTTGTTAAAGGTGGTTTCATATTATTAATTTTATAACGATGTGTCAAATTAGGTAATTCAACATTTTTTCCAAATAAAGAATATGTATCTTGATTTAAATTATATAATCTTCTAAATTTTGAATCATAGTTTGGAAAAAAATGTTCTTTTATAATTTTACCATTTTTAGGTTTATAATTAGGTGGTAAATTATATGGCTGTGCAACATATCTATTTCTTTCTAACCATGCTGAGTTCATATATAATATATATATTAATTCGTTTCATAACATTCTCTACATACAGGAATATAATTATCGCTTCCAATAAGGAATTGTTCTTTTTCTTTTGTTAAACGTAGAGAAAATATTCCAGGTGTACCATCTTTACAAATCCCACACAAAGAAGTCATCTTGGTTACTTTATCACATAATGGAATTAAATCTAATATATTCCCAAATTTTTTTCTCTCAAAATCGCCATCCAATCCACAAATATATATCTTCTTTTTTTCTGTTAATAATTGTTCAACACAAGAAATTAAATCAGGAAAGAATTGTCCTTCATTAATTAGGACTACTTTGGCTTCTCTAAACTGAAAATGTGTATTCATCAAGTCTTCATCTATAGGGTCTTCCAAATTATCATAATTCCAAATGTTTAACAAATGGGTTGTTTGAACGCATGGTATCATTATTTTATCGTGAGTACTTAAATGTGTTTGATGATATCTTGTGTCTGATGAATGATTAATTGCAATAATAGGTATTTTGCAAAAAATGTTTTGTTTATATATTTCCAACAATTTACTTGTTTTTCCAGAAAACATGGGTCCAATGAATAATTCAAGATATCCTGATGACATTTTTGTTGAATAGTATAGAAATTATATTATATATTTGAATCAATTTTATTATTTAATAATTATTAATATTTATAAATTATTAGTATTAATAATTAATGAGTATTCCATGGGTTGAATTATGGAGACCAACAAAAATAATGAATATTATTTTAGACCCAATAAATAAGGAAATAATGAATAATATAATAGAAACAGGATATTTTCCTAATTTATTAATATATGGACCTCCAGGAGTAGGAAAAACATCAAGTGTAATTGCATTGGTAAATGAATATCAAGAGAAGCATAATTTCAAGACAAAAAGTTTAATTATACAAAATAATGCAAGTGAAGATAGAGGCGTGGATATAATACGAAATCAAATAAGTCAATTTGTAAATTCAAAACCGTTATTTAATGAAGGAATGAAATTTATAATATTGGATGAAGCAGATTATATGACAAAGAATGCTCAACAAGCATTAAAATATTTACTACAAGAATATGCTCCTTCAGTAAGGTTTTGTTTGATTTGTAATTATATAAGTAGAATAGATGATGGTTTACAAAATGAATTTTTAAAATTAAGATTTAATCAATTACCAGAAGAAGATATTCATGTATTTTTAAAACATATTGCTTATGTAGAGAAATTACATATTAATGATAAAATAATCAAATCAATTCAACAATTGTATAAATCGGATATAAGAAGTATGATTAATTATATGCAAACAAATCAGGATGTATTTACGGCAGATTATAAAATAATAAATAACGAAACGTTAGAAAATATTTATGTAAAGATAATAAATAAATCAAAATTACAAGAAAATAGTTTGAATGACTTTATAGAATATATAAGAAAAATAAGTATTGATTATAATATTGATACAAAAAATATTATAAAGTATTTAATAAATTACATTATTCGTTTCAAGCAAGAAAAAATAAATAAAGAATTATTAGATATAATAGAAAATATTATGCATAATCAATCGTGTAATAATAATCATTATATTGGTTATGTATATACTCAATTATCTAAAAAATTGATTTAAAATAACTTAAAGAATATAGAAACATTCACACAAAGATATATTAACATGAACGATTTAAATATAGACGATGAATGGGAAAGTTTTTTATCAAGTCAAAATGTTGCCGATATAGAAATGGATATATATCATAAAGATTCATTGCCGAATTGTTTTGGGTATCATTCATTGGATAAAAAAATATTGGATAAAAAAGAAGTGGAAATACATGAAAAAATAGACGAGACAGATGGTGATGTGCCTATTGCAAGTGATATATATATTTCTACAAAATCAAAGATTGCATATTTGAATCAACCGATTGATTTGAATCGTATATTTTGGGGAATAAAAATTATTCCATATTGTATTCCAAACGAAGGAATTATAAAGAAGCAAATGAAATTCAATTCATTGACTGAAGAGGAATTGAATAATATAAAAGAAAATTTAAAAAATGAGGTTTATTTTGACGAACAAATTATTACAAGTATTCAAAATCCAACAGGAAGGATTAAGTTTAAAGACATAAGAAAAATTAGTGTGGGTATATCTAAAAAGGATATTATTAGTTATAGGATAAAAAAGAAGAGTGCTTTTTATAATTGTTTTGTGATGATAATGAGAATAAAATTAGATGGAATCTATAAAGAATATCATATTAAAATATTTAATACAGGAAAAATAGAGATTCCAGGCGTTCAAAATGATGATACATATGAATTAATATTAGGTAGAATTATTGATGTGTTGGGTCCATTTATTACATCAGGAATAAATTTGGAATATAATCAAAAAAGCATTACTGTATTGATAAATTCAAATTTTAATTGTGGGTTTTATATAAATAGAGAAAAATTACATGAATTGTTTAAATACAAGTATAATATTCAAAGTATTTACGATCCGTGTTCATATCCAGGAATTCAATCAAAATTCTATTATAATCCAAATGTAGAGATACAAACAGGAAGTAAAATACCAGAATCAAAAAAACATTTATATAATAATATTATTGAAGTATCATTTATGGTTTTTAGAACAGGAAGTATATTAATAGTTGGAATGTGTGATGAAAATGTATTGTATAAAATATATGAATTTTTAAAAGAATTGTTATCAAACGAATTTCATAATATTAATCAAAAAGTGATTACAGAAGATATAAAAGTGGTCAAGGATAAAAAGAAGAAAATTAGAAAAAAAATATTAATCGTTGATATATAATTTGAATAATTTGAATCGTTGATATTTAAAAAAACAATTGGATCAATTGTGTTGGTGTTAGGGTATAAATGGGTGTATTATTTTCAAAATATATTTTTTCTTTCATATATTTTGTATTTATATTTGTTTTATTTATTTTTTTAGAAAATTGTTCAATACAATTTATATATTGTTCTGTTGTATAGATAGTAACAAAATTAGAATATAATATTTCTACAAAAAACAATAAATTATAAAAATTATTTTCTATTGTGGAACTATAATTTTCTCTAGAAGAATAAATATTTTCTAATATATTTATAATTGGTTTTATATCTAATGATTCTTTACTATTTTTATTATAAATAAAAGAAAAAATATATTTAATAATATTAGAGTTGATAGATAATATGTTGATATTATTTTCAACAGATCCATCTTTAATTAATTTTTTATTTTCTCTACTTTTTATAAATTCTTTATTTATTTCATAAATTGTTTTTTTGTAAATAAAAACAACAGCGTCATTTATTTTTAAATTCAATAAATTATTTTGTTCATCTGTAATTTGTTTAATAAATTCAATATACATGTAAATTGCTTTTTGTGTATGATAAAAAGAAAGACAAGAATTTCTTGTATAATATAATAAATAATTATAAATGTGTAATAGTGATTCAATGCCTTTAATAATAATTAGTAATTGATTATCATAATTAGTGATATTATTCTCTACAATATTATGAAAAAATTCATTAATGATTTGTAAATGATGGTTTAATGAATTTGTAATATTACCATCAAAATTTAATAAATAATTATCTGAAAGATTTAATAAATATTGATTCGTTTCTATTTTAGACATATATATTATTATATTATATATTTAAAAATTAATATAAAGACATTAAAAATTAAATAATATATGTCTTCGGAAAACTCCCAAGTAAGTTCTTCTCTTAATTATAGATTACCAAGTGATGCAACTATGAAGCATGCATGTAAATTATCAGTTGTTGAGGATAAACCAATCATGTTGGATTATTGGACGAGTTCATTGGATAAAAAAGCGTTGATTGGTGTGAGAGAAAGTGGAGAAAAGTTGTTAGTGAAGAGTGAAGATGAATATACTTCTCCTGTTGCCAAATTTTACAAGAGTGGAACGGAATATATTGTCATTACAGAAAACTCTATTTATATTGTTTCTAGTGAAATTCCTACACGAAAAATATCTTAAATTTATATTTATTTTTTCAATAAATATAAATTATATTACATATTATATAAATGACTTATGGAAGTTTTTATTTTGGAAAAGATGGATTTTTTTATAAAAAACATCAAAAAATAGGAGCAAGAAAAAATCCATCTGTTGGTATTATTTGTAATCAACCACAAAATGTTTGGAATAAATATGTACCTGGTTCAGGTGTTGGAGGTCATTCAGTTGCAACAAGAAGAGCTGCGTTATACCGAGCAACCAAACCTGTATATACTGCTCCATTTGGACAATGTATTACTACATTAGGATTGTTTTCTAAATATTCAAGTAGTTCTAATAATTATCCATTGAATTGGTATATTCAATAAAATTTAAAAAGAAATTAATTTATTCATTTACGATGAATAAATTAATAACAGTTGCAACCCTAAATAAAGAAACCATTTATAATTTGATTCAATCCACTTATAAAATGAAAAATTTTAGAGAAATGCCTCTAAAAAATAAAACGCTAATTAATTATTTTTGTGAACCTTCAACAAGAACATCTGCTTCGTTTCATAGTGCAATGATTAAATTAGGTGGAAATGTCATTCCTATTCATGGTGAAACAAGTAGCAATAAAAAAGGAGAATCTATTGAAGATTCAATTCAAACCTTGAATTATTATGGAGATATTATTGTATTAAGACATCCAGATATAGAAGCAATATATAAAGCATCTAATGTCTCTACTATTCCATTAATTAATGCAGGAAATGGAAATGGTGAACATCCTACACAAGCATTATTGGATTTATTTACAATTTATGATGAATTGTTGGAACGAAGTGAAATAAATATATTTAATAAAAAATTTACCATTACATTTACAGGTGATTTACAAAACAGTAGAACGATTCATTCACTTATTAAAATATTATGTCTTCTTCATACAAACATTACTTTTATTTATTGTGGAGAACAACAATTAGGAATTCCTATTGATTTGTATAATGATGTGTATAGATCTTTTCCAAAAATAAGACAAATCACATGGTATTCTATTGAAGAAGCAATGAAAATAACAGATGTTCTCTATATGACACGAATTCAAAAAGAAAGAATACAAAATACTGTTTCATATACTCCTTTTTCTTTGAGTAAAAATACAATTACACCTTTGAATAAATATGCAATTATTATGCATCCATTACCAAGACAAGAAGAATTATTGCCAGAAATAGATGATGATGACAGGTCTGTTTATTTTAAACAAGTAGAGAATGGAGTATACATGAGAATGGCGTTGTTAATGGAAATGTTACAATAATTATAAAATTGAAATTATAATTTTATAATTAATTAATAATAACTAACACACAAATGACGGAATATATCATTGATACCACAATTGAAAATATACGTCATTATGATGTTCATCCTGATGTTATTTATACTTTGTATGTAAAAATAGATAAAATGGGAAATGTAGATATTAGAAGTGGGACAAATTTTAATAATTCAACATGTCAACTATTAACAATAAATGATAATATTCCTATACCTTATTATATTATTAACAGTTTAAAACAATTATTTTGTTGTCCAGACAGAAATAAATCAGCCATTATACGTAGTGGAACTAATTTTACGGGTGGGGCTAATAGTATGAGTCATTATTTCAATGCAATAGAATGTTTAAAATATTAAAAGAAGATATTGCAAGGTTATATAAACCAATTATGGACGAGTTAATATAATAAATTGAAATATAAATATATTATATTAATAATAACAACAAATAAAATGAACACACCTGAATACAGAAAAGCATATTTATCCAACCTAAAATTGGAAATCTCAAATAATAATAAAAATTTAGTTGCAAATAAAAAAACACCATCATTAAATCAATATGTCCAAAATGGTGGAAGTGTTATTGGAAATATAACGAATACTCAAGCAAAAGGTACTAAATTTAAGGGATTTAAATAATTATAATCTTATATTTCAATATTTAATATTCTTTTCATTAATTCTTCCCAAGAAAGTGTATTATAATGTAAATAATTAGAATTACAATCATTTATTTCTTTTTTATGATTCATTATGTATTCATATCCTTTATTTTTTATTTTTTCTAAGCAGGTTTTATATGCTCCTAATTGTGCTAATTCATAATTTTATGCAGTTGGATAATAATTATTAATTTGTAATATTTTATTTTCTACAATTTCATCAAACGTGATTGAATTCATATTATATGTTACATAATATGAATTTATATTTTAATACCAATTACAATAAACTATTTATTTGTCAATTTATTTTTCTTTGTTTTTGTTTTTCTTCTTTTTCCGCCGTTTGTTTTTGTTGTTTTCTGTTTAGCTTCCGTTATTTGTTGAAGTCTATAAACATGTTTTCTACTTTTCCTTTGATTTTTTGATTCATTATTTTTTTTATCTGTATCCTTTTTTAATTTATCTATTATATCTGTTTTTTCTTCTTCAGATAATGTAGGATACAACGTAAAATCTGGTAATACAGGTTCTGTTAATATAGAAATTTCTATTTTGTCGTTTATTTTATTTTCATGTTTCATATCTTTTAAAATAGTATAAACTTCTTGTAAGTTGTTAAATTCTTTTAAAATTTTTTGTAAAATATTGTTTATTGTTTTATATGTTTTTTCAGTATGTTCAATACTTATTATATATTTATCAGATAGTGAAGCAATGTATCCTAATTTTCTTTTATTATTTTCTATTATTTTAGATAATCGTAATGCATCTTCATACTTTTTTTTCTTATTTAATTCTTCTAATTCTTTTTCATTTCTTTCTATATTTTGTAGTGTTGGTTCATATTCATTAATTGAATAAATATTATTACTATTTCTTGATAAGAAATGATCCAAATCTAATAACAACATAGAAATGCTTTTGGTTTCACTGTTTATATTAAGATATTCTACTTTATTTTTTAATTTTTCAAGATTATTTATAATAAAATTAATAATTTTTTCTATATCTTCATTTTGAAGATTATCATCATAATATTTAATTAAGTCGTTAATACTTTTTAATAAGACAATACGTTGTTCTTTTAATATATCCTTTTTATTTATTAAATAATTATATGAACTAATTATTCTATCTTCATTATTTGTTATATCATATATATCAGGTATTAAAACAGAATCACTAGTGGAACTATACTCATTAATATATTTTTTTTCTGTTATTTTATTATCGGCAAGATTTATTCTAACTACCTTACATTTTACTCCAAACGCTTGTCTTAAACTATCATATGCAATATAATATAAGTATTGTAAAATTAGTTCGTTAGTTTTATGTAAATATGAACTATTTATATTTTCTACAAAACTTATAATATATTGACTTATTACTGCGTCTGTTAATACAACATGAGTTTGATTTATTTTATTAAATGTTTTACAAGTATCATATTTTTCTTCAAATTCACTGTTTGCTAAATTAACTAACGGATTATTTGAAAAAATCATAAACAATAAATCTCTTAAACCACATATTGTTTTTTTCTTATCTTTTATATATTTTTTTTTATCATCATTTGTTCTATATTTTTTATAATATGCTTGATATTCTTTACACAACATATCTATTATATTACGACCATCTTCATTATATCTATATTTTATAATATCTTCTAAATAACTATAATCATTATCGCCTAAATATAATCTTAAAAATGTTTTATTTAAAAATGCCAAACAAATTAACATTTTTAAATTTGAATCTATATTTTCTTCAAACTTACTATCTATTTCAGCTAATAATTGGT